TCTGGAATAATATTCCAAACGTTCCTCTGGGGATTCGGAATCGTCAAAGAAGCAGAATCCCACAGAGTCCGTCTTATCTCCTCTATCTCTCCACACGGTATTGTTTTTCAACTTCTCTCCGCTCAGGTATTTGTTTAGCTCTTCGATACTCATAAATCTCACATATCTCATCTTCGTGCCCCTTTCATAAATGCCTCAGTCATGGCTTTTTTCCAGCTTCTTTCGTATTGTCCACAGCAGTATGTGTTCACTGTAACATCTCTGAACTCTTCACTCTTCGGGCACACACAGACCCCTCTGCTGCCGTGGTATCTGCATGTGTCACACGTTCTGTCGTAATTCATTTTTTATTTCCCCTTCTGTAATGATCTCAAAAATTCTGCCAGTTCCGTTTCACTGTTGGGATATTTGCTGTAGGTTTCTCTTACATTCCACTTAGGAACCCCATTTTTCTTTTCAGCCTCCGGACCTCCTGCCAGATGGAAATAATAGATTTCTCTTTCTATACTTCCACCTCTGAATCTGCTGGCATCTGAAAGACAGATTCTTTACCACACCACATATCGTCATTTCTTACTGCCATAAATTCACAATAAGCTTCTTGAATCATACCCAGTACTTTGATGGCTTTTCCCTCGTTCAAATACTTGCCAATCTCATAAATAGTATTACCTTCATCAGCGAAAATTCTTAATCCATCATCACCCACTTCTAAGCTTGATACATCATTCATATTGATTAATATGTGTTTATCCTGACTTCTGATCAACATTTTGTGTCCTCCTTAATCCTGACTCTCATCCTGCTCCACCAACCTCTACTTGCCCTGATTCTTCTAGCCAATTTTCAACACATGGTATGCAAATGTAGCAACTACACCAACCTTGTCCTTCTACTATTGCTTTTTGGTTTAACATTTTTTCACCTTTGGGTATATATTTTTCGCATATACAGCACGAATGAGGAGTTCTTATCTTTACGATTTTTTCTGTCAAGTTGGATTCTGATCCGTCTCTGTCTCCTCCGAATATCTGACTATCAATATACATTGCTTTTGGATATTTCATTCAACTCCACCCCCTTCCACAATTTTCGCAATTTCTGGATCATCTTCGATACAATATTTTTCAAATAAATGATCTTCCAACTGTTTCATAACTTTGTCTGTATCAAATGCAGTTGTCTGGTTCTTAACGCATTTCATTGCTTTAACATAACCTTTATGCATCGAATTAAATAAATGAATACTTTCTTTATCCATCTGTTTTTCCAATAAATCAACGTCAATCAGTCTCATCTCATTCTCCTTTCTCTTGCTGCTGACCGGAACATCATCAATAACATTTCCGATACCGGTCTTGTCCGATTATGTCGTTTTGCTTTTTTGATAACCGCATTACTTTTTCTTTATTCTGACTTATAATCAACATTGTTTTTCTCCTGCGATTAAAAAATCCATTATGTTCATCTGTCCAATATGTTCCCATGTTTCTGTCTCTATTCCGCATGTTTCCAGTGCATCTTGATACCTTACCCCATTATTTTTTAATTCCATACAGATCTGATAATGCTTTGGGTGTGTCATTGCTATTCGTTGGAATCTATTCGGACACTTTTCCATATGTGCACCAAAAGCACAGAACATGCATCCGGTACGCTGTTCACCTGTTGTGTAGTATATACCACCTGGCGTTTGCTCTATGTCGCCATATACAGAACATATTTCAATATCATTTTCTACTATGTATCTAAGCACATCCTGCCTTGTCCAAGGACCAAGCGGCTGGCTCTTAATTGTTTTTCCATCATATACATTGCAACCTGTATGAGCATACTGGTGTTCGCGTCTAAAACTTTCATCTTGCGTTGTCCCAATATATGGCACTCTTCCAGTCTTTTTTGCATAATCTTTAAACGGTTTTTTCTTGGTAATGTTACAACACTGTTCACTTATATCAAATTGTGTATCCAACAAAAATCTCCATTTTTTAGGAAGCATTCCGAACTTCCCTCTTTCATCGCCATTCATCAAATAGTTTCTGTATCTGTCTGATAAATTTCCATGCCGCAGTTTCCTTATCTTCAGTGCCGTCTCTTTGCTAATTAACGGAAATCCATATTTATCAACTACCTGTTTAAATGTTAATCTGCTTCCGTCTTTCCATCTGGGATATATTTCAACAAATTCCCCACTGGCCTGACGTGCAAATCTTACTATCTCAGGAAATTCCAAACCAGTATTTGAGAATACTGCTGGGACTTCCAACCCTACGGTTTTTCTTATCATATGCAACAATGCTGTGCTGTCCAAGCCACCAGAATAGCTCAAATATACTTGACCATCCCAGTTGTAATACCATTCCTTGATTCTGCGTTCCGCAAGCGTTTTCTTTACCTTATACGGTAAATATTTTCTCTGGCTAAACTGCCAATCATTTAATTTTAGATCATCTTCCTGTATGAACATCTTTTTCTCCTGTCGCAAGTCGCCATTCTTCTTCATCCTCCCTGTATGGCTTCGGCAGCGGCATCCAGGCATTGACGAACAGGTCGTTTGCCAGACAGGTATCTTCGTCAATGCAATCCCCCAGATACCATGCACCACCTAATTCTTCATCATCCACGTATCTCCCAACCAATGGAAGAGAGAAATTTTCAAACGACATCAGCACATAACTATCATTTTCCGGCAATCTCTCTGTCACCGGGATCCATCCGGGCTCGCTAACCGTATGGGATTCCAGACGGTTTCCTTTTGTATCTTCAAGCACATTGCCGATCACACTTACTTTTTTGTACCAGTAGCCCAGATCTTTTCTGTAATTTGTTTCCTCTGGAAAATCAACATAAAATCCTGCTGTATATTTTCCATGTCTGACAACAGCCGTATATTCCCCATACTGTACAATGTCATTTTCCCAGATTTTCTTACCATTCTTATCACACAATCCTGTATACTGGCATAATGTTTCCGGGTTGATCTCATACAGTCGCAATCTGTTTGGCATACCCCAGTCTGTCATTTCGTCCACTGCAATCAGATGATGCAACGGTACAGGATGCCGTTTATAATCTTCCTCGCAACAGTATGTCGTCTCTCTCATACTGCAATAGAATCCCTCTGCCCAGTAATTCGTATCTTTTAATTTTGCCAGGAACAGTATATCTCTCATCCATCCACCTCCACTTTCCGGACCTTGTACCGGGTTCCAAAGCCCGGCATCGGTCCTTTTCTCGTTCTTCTGTACATTTCATTTTTTCCGCGGTATTCCATCACCCTGACGGTATCCTCACTGACTCCCAGCCGCCTTGCTAATGCCGCTGCCGTATCCTCAACGGCCAGCGGCAGCTCATACTCATCTGCGGTTACTGCCAGCCAGAAATACCGCTTTTGACCGGTCATGCGAATGGCAGCTCTTCGTCAAAATCTTCCGGAAGTGTCATAAACCCGTTCTCATCTACCGGCATCGGCTCCGGTCGTTCCTGGCTGCTCTCTTCCCGGTTTCTCTGTGCCGCCGCTTTGCTTTCTGCGAACTCCTGGTCTTCTACCACCACGTCTGTTGTATAGACCTTGTTGCCATCTCTATTGGTATAGCTCCCGGTCTGGATGCGGCCGGTTATCACTACCTTCAAGCCCTGGCGGAAATACTTTTCTGCAAACTCTGCACTGCGGCCAAACGCCACACAGCTGATAAAGTCAGCACCTGCATCGCCTTCACGCTTGTAGCGTCTGTCAACTGCCAGCGTATAGCGTGCAATTGCCGTGTTGCTCTCTCCGTTAGAATTACGCATCTCCGGGTCTCTGGTCAATCGTCCCATTAAAATTACTTTATTCATTCTTCATCCTCCAGATAATCAAATATCGTCCGCTGTCCCGGTATCGGTTTCTGTGCTTCTTCTTCTTTTTTCGCTTTCATGGCACACTGGCAGCCGTAGCCTCTTTCTACTGCCTCCTGACTTGTCAGAAGCCTTCCACACCGTTTACAGCGTCTTGCCTGTATTGTGAAGATCTCATCCCCTCTCATGGCATACACACCTGTGCGTTGCAGTCGCGGATCTGGATCTGTGTATTTGTGCATGGCTTCCATTCCTGGATGTATTCCAAAGCTTCATAGTAGCGTTTCTTCGGCACGTTGTTGCGGGCGTTGACGTGAAAATAGTGTTTCAGATCACGGTTGCACTCTGCAAACACTTTCTTGCCGATCTCGTTGTAGGCATTGCTGTATTTGCCGCCCAGTGCGTCCAGGACCGCCTTGTTGACCTCATCGCCAAGGACGACCTGCTCCCCGTAGTCGATCGTCATATGGTTCTCCAGATCTGTCACGCGGTTATCAATCTTCACCAGTTTCTTATCATGCATCAGGATTGCTTTCATCTCCGGCGAATAGTCGTCCATCTCATAGCTCCCGGTCTTGCGGATCACTGGCAGCACTTCTGATGTCACCCAGCGTTTGAAACGCTTCGCTGACGGAAGCTTGCTAGATAAGATCACGCTGTAGAGTCCTGATTCATTAATAATGTATAATTCGCGTTTCTGACCTGAGTCGGTGAAACACCTTGTCAGCTTATCCTCATCATCAACGTGTCTTCTCATAGCATCTGATGTATCCTTGTATCCAAGAATCTTAGCCACATCCTTTCCGACAAACCATGGCTCTCCATCAATATTGATCGTTCTGACCTGTCCAAACTCTTCATTTTCAAAAATCTTCAACTGTTCCATATCGTCTGCCTCCTTACCCTTACTTGTTCAATGTTCTTTCCAGTGCATCGAAATCATAGTCCCTTTGCGGAAATGCATTGAATGTATTCTTTGCTGTTTTCTTTTCCTTCTTCTTGGTTGGCTGCTTCTTGACCGGGTAAAAACTCTTCCATCCTTGCACTGTAGCTTCTTCCACTATCATCAGCTGCTCTGCCATATCATCACTAAGACTTCCGAGCTTCTTTCTGAGCAACCGTACCTGGTAATCAGATAACTCCCTGCCGTTTTTTTCTTGACTGCTCAGGTATCCCTGAAAAGCTCTCTCAAGTTCTGGATCATCGAAAGTAATGTCCGGCGGAGCCGTATCTATATCTATATTTCTTTTTTCTTTTATTTCTATAGGACTTTCTTCGGAACTATTTTTATTTTCTTCCGAAGTAATTCGATTTTCTTCCGAAGTAATTCGATTTTTGGGTGCATTTAAGAAAGGCTCCTCTTCTTCCCCGTTTCTGAGGAGCCAATACTTATCGCTATAGAGCTGTCTCTTCATGCGTTTTACTGCTATCTCGTAATAACGACGCTGAATCCCAACAGAGGTGATGATGTTTTCCGTCATGAGGTCATCATCAATGAGACCTATCTCAGAGCAGAAGTGCACCACTTGCACGACAGCTTTTTGCCCCTTCACCCACTTGTTGCCGATCATCCTTGTGATCATTCTTGATAGCTTATCAAGTGAGATCTCTGCGTAGTAACCTTGCTTGTATACGATGCACAGAATGCAGTCATATACAGTCACTCCCAGTGGACCATATCGGTCCAGGAGATCGAAGACCTTATCGTCTTCGTAAAAATCAATCATCTTCGGAAAGTAACTGAGTCCTTTTTTGTTAGGAGCACCACGCCCCATGCCGGACACCTGCCTTTCCTGTATATTACTTAAGTTCCATCAGCGTAACGCTTAAATACGCTTCCTCTTTATACGCCTTTGTGACGCTCAGTTTTATGATCTGTGTATCATCATGGTATGCGATGCCGTTCAGGGCATCCAGCACAACCTTTGCGATGTTGTCACTGTCCGGCTTCTTTGCCGGCCAGATCTTCCCTTCCAGCATCTCTGCCCTTTTCTTCTTCGAGATGCTCTTAGGCGGCTCAAAATACGCCAAGATATTAGCAACCACATACGCATCATCCGAAAACCGTTTCTGTCCGTATTTCTGTTGGAAACAGGTCTTGATCAGGTTTTCGTACAGCACTGTCTTTTCCGGTGTTACGCTGCTCATTTTGCCGCTCTTGCTGTTATAGAATGTCCTCGCCCGGGCTTTACCCTGCGGCTTGCCCGGTACGGTGAACGTGAATAACTTTGGTTCTTCGTTATTGTTCTGACTGTTCATTTTCTACTTCCTTATACTCCTGGTCGATGATGTTCGGGTCTTCCTGCTCATTGACCACCTCGGACATATCGACGTTGATCTCGCTCTTGATACTCTCATCATTGTTCATCTGCATGACAAAATCTGTTTTCAGCGGTGCATATTTCAGGCACTTCTTGATCACAGTTTTCATTGCCATTGCCTCATAGTTCGTTTTCCATGGGCTGTAGGAACTACCGAAACTCTGACTGAACCGTCTTGCATGGTTGTCAATGTCTTCCTTACTCATAACTTCAAAACCAAAGCCACCATTGACTGTTTTCCACATAGCATATACGAAAATCAGTTTTCCTTTGTTTTCTCTCGCTGGGATGTGGTGAAGATCTGGATTCAGACCGTATTCATAGGAAAAAACATCATTCTCATAAACACAGCGAGCCTGAACGGTCTGAAAATTATCATTCCGGTTTGCGAGGTCAATCAAACCTTTGTAACCTATCTGGAACTGGCACTCCAGCTTCCCTTTGTTTCTATACGGGATCAGGTACGCCTGTCCCAGCGGCGTGTTTGGTTCCAGCCCAAGCTGTGCTGCGTTCATCAGTGCCCCGAGGAAGGACATCTGCGAACACTCTGCAAGCTTTGGTGTGGTGTTCAGTGCGGATAATGCCATGCGTGTGAAACGCTCCGGTGTGATCACCTGCGGCAGAGCCTTTTTGATTTCCGGCTCCATTGCCTTGATCATGTCTGCAATGCTCATGTTTTTTGTCAGCTTCACTGCTTCATTCTTTCTGCTGGTCTTTTCTGCCAGTGCGTCTTTTACTGCCATCTTGCTTCCTCCTTATGCTCTCTCAGCTCTTTTTACGGTGAACCGTCTGCTTTCAGACTGTTTCAATACCTGTTTGTAGATTTCCGGGAAATCTGCTTTCAGCTGCTTCGAATCCACACGGTTCGCGGTCACGCTTTTCCAGGTGACGCAGTACAGATCCGATACTGCCATCTCTGCATCTTCCATATAAACCTTGATCTCCTGCTCAATCTGCTTCTTCTCTTTCTCCAGCTTGTCCTGAAGGTTGCTGATCTCTGCACGACGTTCCAGCTTTTCATCGAAATCAACCAGCGGGATCATCTTTTCCGGTTCAGAACTTCCGTAATACTTCTGCAGCAGTTCTTCCGCCGCCTTGCTTCCGTCCGGTGCCGGCATCTTGTCTGCCTTTACATTGTTCTGCCAGAAATCACTTTCAATATCAATCAGCATCTGGATCGTTTCCTCATCGCGTTCGATCTTTCGCCAGATGAACTCCTTCCCAAGGATCACACATGCGATATACCAGGCATCCGCCCCGGTCACTGCCATGTAATGGTGGCACTGGATCTCGTAGGATTCCGGGATATGCCCGTCTTTCCACTTGTCAGCTGAATAGGCAGACGCTGTCTTGCATTCCAGACCGGCATTCTCACCGACTACCAGGCGGTCAACGTTCGCCATCATGAAATCATGATCCGGATGCCCATAGATCGCATTGGCACGGCGTACCTTTTTCCCTGTCTCTTCCATGAACCGGCGGGCAACGTACTCCTCCAGGTCTCTTCCCTGTCTCATTGCCTCATTGTCTTCTTTTTCCCCTGCTTCTTTCTGCGTCTTATCCTGGAAAACAGCAATTGCAGAGCTGTACGGATTCAATCCGCAGATGCTTCCGGCATCACTTCCACCAATGCCCAGTTTTCTGTATCGCAGCCATTCTTCATGGCTCATATCTACTGTCGAAATTAATTTATGTAATTTCACTTGATTTACCTCCTATGTTTGCTCTATAATGAGCTTGAAATGTTATTTTCAAGTCCCGGATCGCCCGCCAAAGCACCGGGACTTTTCACTACCTCGAGTGTCGCTTTCTCAACGATCACCGATTCTTTCGTCTCTTCATTTATTGCATGCACATAGATGCTGTTATGGTGCCAGATCCGGTACTTGTCCGAACCAATCCCGGCCAGTTCCAGGATGGCTCTGGCTTCCTGGTCGCGTCCTTCATTTACCCAGATCATCTGCTTTCCCCCTCCAGACGGATACATACTTTTGCCAGTTCCGCTGCAAGCTTGTATTCCTTTTCGTATCTGCTGCCTCCATGTGTTTCCTCTACTTGATTGACAAATTCCTGGAGGCTTCCCGAAAAGCAGCCACATCTTACCTCTACCGTATCATCCTTAGTCCTGTAAAATGTAACGTATCCATCCCGGCTCCCGATCGGTCCTTGTACAAAGAAATGCCTCGTATTGAAAACTTCTGCGTTGCCGTAAGCCCATGCATTGCCGGAAACTCTTGCTTCGCCGTAAGCCCATGCATTGCCGGAAACTCTTGCATCGCCGTAAACCCACGCATTTCCGAAAACTCTTGCATTGTCGGAGACTCTTGCATTGCCGAAAACTCTTGCATCGCCGGAAGCCCACGCATTGCCGGAAACTCTTGCATCGCCGTAAACCCACGCATCGCCGGAAATCCACGCATTTCCGAAATGTGAAAGATTTTCCTCTTTCTCGATGTATCCGCCGAACTCTCCAGTTTTGACAGACCCGAAATCACGCACTGCTCTGATCCGGTACAGTGTTTTTTCGGAAACTGTCAACGTTTCTTCTGTCAATTCGTATTTTTTCATTCTGCTTCCTCCTTGCTCACCAACATCAGTACACAGATCAGTACCGCACACCATACTGTGATGGAAGTACCGATAATATCGCGTTCACAAATCGTGCTGTACTTTCCCAGCCACCAGAACGTGAACGCTGCGGCTGCTGTGGCTACGATCGGGGCGAGTACAGCCGCTCCGGTTGTTTCTTCCACTTCTTCCGTTTCTCTTCTTTTCATTGCTTGTCTCCTTTCCATACGAACCCGGTCAGCTCGTATAACTTTTTGGGACTGATGTATGTACTTCTTCGACTTGTTTGCCCTCTTTTGGTCGGCTTCGATCTGAATACCAGCCCGATATCCAGCTCACCGGACTCCATCCGATTAATCACTGTGCTCTGTTCCACTCCCAGAACCTTTGCGGCTACCCTTGTGGGTACCGGTTCAGGCGGGAATTCTGGCTGCTTACACTCCTGGAGTACTTCCAGAAGCATTTTTTTAAGTTCTTCCATTTTGCCACCTCACTTTCCTATTCATTCATCGTCAAAATCACGATCCAGAACAACAACAGGATTGCTAATGGTTTCAACATTTCCTTACCCCGCTTTCTGCTCTTCGAGAGTGTCTCTGGCTCTCAGGATCTCTGCGTTGCTTCTGATGATTGCCAGGCTTTCTTTGTCCAGCTTTTTCAGAATCGTAACTGTTTCCTGCAACAGCTTCTTTTTCGTTTCTCTCATTCGATTCTCTCCTTTCTGTATTGGCTTACCATCATCGGCGACCACGTTGCCATCGTGATCGGACGGGGACTGTGCCCCGTTTCGGCTTTAATATTTCAGTTCAATCGGCTTTTTCTTTTCGTCGATGCAATCCTCATAATCAAAATCAAACCATGTGTCTAAAACAAGGTCGTGTCCGTCTTTTGCCAACTGCTCGAAATCTTTCTCCTCAAGTGGCTTGATGATGTATTTTCCTGTCTTGATGTCGATGTCTACAAGTTCAACATATTCGATGTGGTAATAGCATCCGTTCGGTGTCTTTCTGAAACCGCTGTGGTCTCTCACTACCATTCTTTTGATGTCTTTTTTCTTTTCCGGTTGCGGGATGTTCTTGAGCATCGGTCTCGTACTTTTCACAAATTCTGCTTTTTCAAGGTTGCTGCTCATGTATAATATTTCGATTGCTCTGTACTGTTCGTTGGTTACTGCTCTACCTGCAAGGCTTTCAAATTCAGATTTCAACATTTTATTTACCTCCTGTGTTTTGCTATTTCGTTGACCTTGGTTACATTATACTTTCCTTTGGTTACTTTGTCAATGCTTTTTTGTTGCCTTTGGTTACTTTTTTTGTTGACTTTTTGTTCGTGCGGTGTTATTCTAAGATCAGAAAATAGAATGAAGGGAGGCGAATGAATGACGCAAGGTGAGCGTGTCAAAGAAATCCGAAAGAGCTTAGAAATGACAATGGAGCAATTCGGCAGTCGACTCGGAGTTACTAAAGTAGCAATCTCCAGAATCGAAAAAGGAGAACGTAATCTCACAGAACAAATGAGCCGAGCGATATGCCGTGAATTCAATGTCAGTGAAGAATGGCTGAAAACAGGTGATGGAGAGATGTATCAGCAACTCTCAGAAGATGAGGAAATAGCTGGTATTGTTTCAGATCTGTTAGAAGAAGGAAAAGACAACGCTTTTTACAGTATAATTTTGGAGATAGTCAAAACGTACAGCGAACTATCTCCCGCATCACAGAAGGTACTTATGGAAGCGGCTGAGAAACTGGCTGACAATTTGGCAAAAAAGAAAAGGGACTAACGTCCCTCTCTTCTGTCAAAGTGCTTCTTAATGATTATGTAAAACTGTTTCAAAAAGGTTTCATCAGAAGCGTTCAGTTTGTTAATCAGTTTTATAATCTCGTTTTTGTAGTCCATCTTATGTACCTCCCAATCACGTTTTTTCAAACATTTGTTCGAAATTCCTTGATTTCATATTATCACAGAAGTATTTGTGATGCAACCATTTTCGAACATTTGTTTTTAGTAAAATTTTCCTTTCACTATATAAAACGTGTCGGAAGTTAAAAAGTTGTGCGTTGTCCGGAATCCCGGACGCTTTTTGAAAATCACTTATATTCAGACTCGTACAAGCCAGAAATAGTGGTTTTCAGCCCTGCTGCCAACTGTTCCATAGTTGCCAGTGTAGGGCATACCTGACCGGTCACTATGTCACCGATCGTAGACCGGGGAACGCCGGTCATAATTGCCGCCTGCCGGATTGACAGGTGATGCTGTTCCAGAAATTCAGATAATAATATTTTCATATTGTTATCATTCCTCTATACAGCGAAAAATATACAAAAGGATAAAAAACAAATGGATGGATACCAATATGAACATCATTGTGCAAAACTCTTGAAACAGAGAGGTTTTAGGGATGTTGCAGTCACAAAAAGCAGTGGAGATCAAGGAATTGATGTCATTGCTTATAATGAAAATGTCAAATACGGAATACAATGTAAATATTATTCCTACCCTGTTGGCAATCAAGCTGTTCAACAAGCGTATGCCGGAGCAAAATTTTACGATTGCAATGTAGCGGTAGTTATGACAAATTCAACCTTTACCGAGCCAGCAAAAGAACTTGCTCAAAAATTAGGTGTGCAACTATGGGAAAAGTCTTATATTCCAAACGGCAACGGAAGCTTATATAAAATTATTCGAGCTATAAATGTAATCTGTCTGCTGGTCAGTATCTTCGGTTTTTGCTTATGAAAGGCTCTAAACATTCAGCAACCACTACCTATGATTATTTTAACATTATAGTTCTCACGGTTGCTTCTGTGATAGGTTTACTATATTATCGCAGTTTAGTCGCCAGCATGTTCGTCAGCTTTTTATATTTGATTTTTGCTATATCACAGATCATCTTCTCTGTGGTTCATAGTAACTTTTCTACTTATGAGATTATAGCATGTATACCAGCTGTATTGTATATGATTCATACGGTACGCCTGCTATCCGAACCATTGTCAGAAGAAGAGAGAAAAATCATTGCAAATAAAAACAAACCAAAAAAAACTCCAGCAAGCGAAGTAGATAAGCTGGAACTGGATCGTAAGATTCAGGATAACTTATATCACTTAGGTGACTTGTATATTCCAATTCTTAACGAAAAATTACATTCTGTAGTCACTTTAAAAAATGCACTGCAAACAGAAAATGGATATTTATTTGTATATATTTCTGATAAGCCAATATCTTTCGATCTATCCGCAATAGAAACTGAATTCAATATAAATTTGCAGGATTATTACCAGATACGCCCTATCAGTAATACAGAATTCCAGATTTTGCAGCGTGAAAAGTAAAATACAAGGAGAAAGTGAGATATGAAAAAAGAGAAACCTACAACAAAACTTTGCAAACATTGTAAAACCGAAATTCCATATGATGCGAAAGTCTGCCCGAATTGTCGTAAAAAGCAAAAAGGAGGAAAACTTAAATGGATCCTGATTATTGCAGTTGTGGCAGTTATTGCACTGCTTATATATGGAAGCGGAAATTCTTATAAATTAAGCGAAGATGCAAGCAATATGTCCGAAAAAGACTATAAAACTGCATGTAACGAAATCGAATACTCGGAACTTGCAAGATCTGCCAATAAATATAAGGGAAGTAAAGTGAAATTTGAAGGCGAAATACAGCAGGTTGTTTACGATTCTGAAAATGGTGAGTCTGAATACCTGATACATGTTACAAAAGATGACTTGGGATTATGGTCTGACAGCATATATGTATATTATGCAAATAAATCCGACAGCAAATTTATCGAGGATGATATCGTTGCTATTTACGGCGAGGCTTCTGGAGAAGAATCTTACACAAGTGTTCTTGGTCAGAATATAACAATTCCAGCAGTAACAGCGGCATACATGGAATTAGAGAAATAGATATAACAGAATAACAAAATCCGCCCCGGTGTTCCCAGCACCGAAGCGGATCAGCGAATCTATACAGGTCTGGAGACCGGCATGATCATCTCTAAGCAAGCTGATTATACCACAATCCTCCAGCACCTGTACAGGTGTATTTTTTATACTCATTTTTAAGGAGGATGATATATTATGGCAAAATACAAAAAGAGAAAAGACGGCAGGTACGCCGCATGGGTAACTACCGATGAAATAAATCCGGAAAACGGAAAAAGAGTCCGTATACAGGTATATGGTCGTAGTGTTGCGGAACTGGAACGCAAGAAAGCCGAGGTGATCGAGCAGACCAGCAAAGGCATCTATGTATCAGAAAAGAACGTGATATTCGGGGCGTATAAATGGAAGTGGTTAGAACTGTACAAATCCGGGCGTGAAACGAACACGATCGAAGGTTATCGGAACATTCTGAAAAACCACACTGCCGCACTGGATGGTCTGAAACTGTTGCAGATTAAAAAAACAGATGTTCAGACCGGATACAATGCACTAAAAGGTCACGCCGATCTGCAGCGTCGTTACTACCAGACAGTCAACCAGATCATGCGTGCTGCCATTGATGACGGCCTGCTGTTCAAGAATGTTGCGGAAAATATCGAAAAAGATCCTGCACCGAAGAAGAAAAAACGGGCACTGACAGAGCTGGAACGTATCCACCTGGAAGACTTAGAGCTGGATCCGCAGGCAAGTACACTGCTGCATATGTTGCTGTATACCGGAATGCGGCGACAGGAGATCATCCCTCTGACACGGTTTGATATCAATTTTGCCCGGAAAAAGATCACTGTCAACAAGGCAGTTAAGTTCGTTGGAGAAACTGCCGTGCTCAAAGACACGAAAACAGACAGTGGAGAGCGTGAGATTTATCTGCTGGATCCACTGGCGGACGTCCTGAAAAAGTATCTGTCTACATTACAGGGTAATCTTCTGTTTCCCGGAACTGATGGCAGCTATCTGAAAAAGTCGCAGTATCGCAGGCTGTTCGAGCGGATCAAGCGGACATTGAACACTGCCTGCGGCGGCACACATCACTATGAAAACGGCCGCATCAAGTTCGATCTAGATATGTGTCCGGGGCTGGGATCGCATACATTCCGGCATGAATATGCAACCATGCTGTATTATTCCGGCATTGATATCATGGAAGCGGTGGAGATCATGGGGCATAGTAATTCGAAGATGTTACTGGATACCTACGCAGAACTGCGGAGGCAGGAAGGAAAATCCATCCAGAAGCTGAACGATTTCGCAAAAAAATCATATCAAAATAATACTTCTGACAGCACTGAAAAAGTGACTACATTTTGA